CAGCAAAATAGTAATGCCATGTTAAACTCAAGGAGGCCGAGAGGTCAGTAACATTATTTAAGGCTGCATTGATACGAACAACTAGAGGGGAGAAGATGGACTTACAGAAGATGGACCCAATGGCCCGCAAATTAGCAGTACATAGTAAGCAATTCGCTAAAGCCTTAGAAGATGGAAACGCTACAGATGCACAGACTCATATCAATGAGATTCTGAAGTTTGCTGGTTACCTATCAGAAGATTTACATTCTGCTATTGTAAAGGCTGAAAGGGAAACTGTTGAACTACAGCAGTTCAATATCATCTCTAAGATGAACGTCTCAGGGCAAAAGTTCGATGTAAGTCAACGCTCAGATGTTCTACCGGGGACTATTCTAGCGGCTAAAACACAAAGAGGTATGCGTCCTCATCAAGGTACTTTTGGAAGATTCGTTCCTGACCAGTAGGTGTTATCATGAGTGAAGAATCATCCCCCACTGAGAAATTGATGAACACATTAATTTCTAAAATGGAAAACATGGATAGTGATTTACAATCACTAAAGCACGAAAACGCTCTACTTAGAAAGCAGTTGAATAATCCATCTGCTATGCTTCGTAAGGCTGGTTTTGTTTCATCAACCACTCCCCTTAATGAAAATGTAGAGGTTGACGCTTTCCGTGCTAATGATGATGCTATCATTAAAGGACATGACAACTTCTCTAATTCTCAAATCCATCAAATGACATGGGATGAGATACATGAAATGGCTGAGCAAGCCAAAGGAACTGAGGTGAACGCATGAAGCCAATTCCATCGCCAGTAGGTAGAGACGCATTACATATGTTAAACAAAGCACAGCAACTTCTTGAGAAGGCTGAAAAGTTAGAGATGGTTGAACATGATGGTAAGAAGGTTCCAGCATTTGCTGCCGATGGTGAGGGTGATAAAGACCTGAAAGAAGCAGCAGACATGGCTGAGAAGGATAAATATTGCATGAAGAACTTTGGTAAAAAATACTCTGAGTGCTCAGAAAAAGAGAAGGCGCAGTGTGACAAAGTTCACGGTAAAGTCGAAAAGGGCGAAAAGTGTCCTGAATGCGGTGAAAAAATGAATAAGATGGGCTGCAAGATGGGGTCATGTGGAGCAAAAATGCAAAAGTCGGCAGAAGCAGGTGCTCAGCCGGGGTTTACTACATCGTTTGACTCTAATCCCGGTAACGTCATGTTCCTTGCTGAGAGCGGCGGTCAAACCCGAAGTGCGTACTACACAACTAATCAATATCCATACAACGGTGAAGATGTAACCAACAAAGGCTCAATTTCTGAGTCATTCAATATGGAGTCTATCTCCGGTAAGATGAACCCACACGACGGCGGAGGAGTAGACCGTCAAGTAGAAAATGGAGTTTTATCTAAAGCACAGGCTGCTTTGGCTAAAGCAAAAGAAGATGTCTTGAAAGCAGTATGTCGCCAATGTGGAGGCAATCAATTTTCAGGATGTAAACTAGGATTTGGCGATGACTGCCCCGGACTTGAAGGTACTACTGAAATCGGTGAAATGGTAGATGATGACCGCTACGACCCTAGTGAATACATGAGACATCGCTATTGATGGTGGTGTTAATGTGCGAGAAGATGCTACTGACTGGTATCTAAGAGCACGTTCAGATTTACTTAAATCGCTGCTCGATGGTCACGATTACTACAACTCTATTGCTAATTACATATTAGCAACTGAGAACTTAGAAAACCACGGCTATGAGATTATCAAAGGTCATAATGACTTCTTTTGTGACATGGTGGTAAAGGAAGAAGAGAAGTCTATTGAAGATATGATGGCTTCTGAAAGCCGTAAGGAAAGAAGAATAGGTCGAGCAAAGAGAGCAGAAATCGAGCGAAGCAAAATGACCGAAGAGGGTCGTGAGAGGGATGAGGAGGCTTTCATCTTCTCAGGTTCAGGTGCTGAAATCATTCCTAGTCATCATTGGAAAGATAGATTCCCCGAAGCATCAGTGCATGATTTCACGAGTCTTTGGCCTGATGCGCCTATGAAAGAAGACTCACTTTATTCAGACACTCATCGTTTCCAAAAAGAATACCATCCTTTGTTAGCAGTTAATTCTGTTACTGGTTTACCAGCATTCATTGAGACTCTAAGAGATTTTTACTTACCTACTGAACCCGGTGGTCAATCAATGGCTGAGAAGGTAAAAAAGCACGAATCAATGCACGAGAATCATTTTAGAAGTAGAGATAATCCTAGTATTGTTGGAATTAAAGACGATGTAACAGGAGAAATCAATCATCCTTTCAAAGGCCCCTTACATGACTCTCATTTACATGACCTCTATTTAGACAATCTTGAGGCTTGGAAAAAAGAGAATCAAGACTTAGTTAACTCAATTACTAATGAATACGATAATCCTGCTGAGCAAGATTTTGCTATAGCACAAGCACACATGGATGATGCTATCAAAGGTTGGATGAATGAGGAATTAAATGATGAGGGTTTAAGGACTTCATTAGGTTGGGGCGGTTATAATTTCGGTCTTGAGTTCCTTTCGCCCGCTCAGAGAGAAAATGTAGTAGCGCATCTTATGGAAAATGGCTCTAATTCAGAAGCAGCGCAGAAAATAAACATAGATGGTGGTAAGGGTAGAACTGTTTCAGTGGGTCGTGTTAAGAGAAACTTGGCGCATAGATTCTCACCCGAGTTCTTTAGTGAAATGAGGAATATATTACACCCATCTCAGAATCAAAGAAGTCACGTTGAAAGTGGTGATGATTTTCGTGATATAACTGACCATGATGCTGAATTACTTTTCACTGCCTTACATGAGGCTGAACATGAAGAACATGGGACTATGGCTGATGCTATAATAGCAGCATTAAATGAAAAACATAGCCCTGAAGAGGGTGAGCCTCCTCTTGATAATTTAAGAGCACTACGAAGTTTAGGTGAGTCTAAGACAGCCTTAGATTCGCCACAGGTAATCTCTAATTTGATGGATAAAAAAATTGCTAGTAATTCTACAAATAAATCAGCATTACTTCATCTACTAGGGTTAAAACAAACTAAGGATGGTTATGAAGCATCTGAAAAAGGTCATTTCGATGGAACTAATAGGCCTCTAGGGGTTAAGGATATGGAAGAACTTGATAGAATGATAGTTCAAGGTAGAGTTGGTTTAATTAGAGATAAACTGATTAGAAACGCTCAGGCTCATAGCCATCTAGGATTCAATGGTCCTCATGATGATGATATACCTGAAGATGAGGCTGACTTATGGATGAGAACAGAACATGGGGCTGTTGGTATAGGCTCATTTTTCCATCTTCCTTACATTCGTGGTGGTAATGGAAGAAGTAGTTTGTCAATGCTTGAAATGCTACATGATTGGATGCCTAAAGATGAAGACGGTAACAGTCTAATTGGCTCCATTACACCTGATGGTAGGATAGTCATAAATCGTAAAAACACAGGACTATTCGGCTCAGTAATTCCTGTTGACCGTACTGGTGCTTTTTCCAAAGCATTAAGCCCGCATGAAACACAGTCTTTTTGGGATGTGTCTGCTAAGAGAAAAGAGGGTGCTAAGGGTAGATTCAAGACTAGGAATAGTAAGAATAATGAGATGATAGGGCACTCTACTTTAGACCCTGAGATAGCAAATACGCTTGGGAGACTAACTTATGATGAGAGAGTAGATTTAATTGGTTCAGGTCGTACTAATCATTATTTAGGTTATCATACTTCTTTGGGCCATAATCCTATAATGTCAAGAGGAAAAATATTGGAGGGTACTGAGACTAGAATCCGTAACACTAGTCTTCATACGCATAATTTACACACTCGTTTAGGTAGAAACTTCCCTCCTCATGCACCTGCTAAAACTAGATGGCTGAAAGCGCAAGAGATTAAAAATCCTAAAAATAAAGATGCACGTACTCACATAGGGGACGCTAGAGTTTGGGATGTAGCCCATAAGTTATCAGGTAGAGGAGTGAAGGATTTACCCGAAAAATCTAGCCCTGAGTTTCAAGCAAAGTTAGAAAGCGCTTTAGATGAAGTTACCCATTTAGAAGACCAAGTAAGTATGTACGCTGGAGCAGAAGATGAAATGCCTGAAGGCTTAATGGAAGAACTAATGGCCGCTAGGTCTAACTTGCATAATCTTGAGGAGGTTGGTGGAACCACTATGGCTTCAGGTAGAGGGTTTACCTTTGGTCATGACCAGTTTGACATTAAGGGAGAGGCCGATTTAGCAGCAATCACTCAAATGGCTTTGACTCTAAAGCCAATTATGGAAAAAGCAGACCCTGAGGCATTTGACCCTACTAACAAGTTAAAGTTCCTTGCTAATACATCACGTCTTTACTATGATGCGAATAGAATGTTAATGCTGGTTCCACATAGTGTTCATGGTCTTACTACACATGGACCGGGGATAGATACAAAACAAGTACCGTCTGCAAGTGCTACTGCATCCCAAATAGCAGGGGACACAATAGTTCCTCATCGCAATATGATGCTAAGCACTATACAGAACGGTGTTGATGTTACTAAGGATATGAGTGTTCAAGAAGTTATGACTGCTCTTGGCTTTGACCATGATGAAGATGATGAATTGTATGAGCAGCATAAAGAACTCGCTCAGAAAATCATAGACAGTGCACCTGAAGAGGGAGGGCTACGTGCTCTAACACATGGGTCATTACTTAGCACTGGTATGGGCTTTCACCCTAGAGGTCAAGATATTTCATTAGAGCACGAACTCCACAGTAATCACATGACTGCTTTTGAAGAGGCTTATGATAACGAACCAGTGGTTCAGCGTTACAAACAGATGGCTAGAGAAAAGGCATCTACTGGTAGAACATCTGAAAGTGGTAAAGAAACTAAAGGTTTGAATGAATGGTTTAAGACTAATTATATCGGTAGATTGGGTGTCATTCCTAGACTTATGAATAAGGTTTATGCTAAAGAAGCAAAAAAATATGGCTTAACGTATCACGATATGGGTGAGGTGGCGGATAAAAGTCACAATAAGAGTAAAGTCAAGAGTCTAATACACAATGTAATTACAGTAGACCCTAATCTAGTTGATAGAGAGTTAATCGCTAACGCTACGATAGATAATAATATGAATGACATCACTAAACTAAACAGAGCAGGTGGTAGAGAAATACACCCTGCTACTTCTTTGAAAGGGGCAACAATTGGAGATTATTTCACATCAGGGCGTATGGAAATGGGTTACCCTATGTCCCCTACAGTTGGTATAGAATGGAACGGTTCTGAGTTTGTTGCTGGTACTAATGGAGCAAATCAACAAATCTTACATTCAATCAGTGAAGAATCACTAAACGACATACATGGTGAAGATTTAGTTCAGCAGGTTATGGCTTTACCCGGTGAGTTCCAAAGAGGGCCGTTGTCTCAACAACCAAATATCCTACAGGGAGGTAGAGCCGAAAGCGATGAACCTACTGATATAGGTAAGTCGCTAATGGCTTTGATGGACCCCGATGCTTTGTTGAAAAGTGAAGATGGTAAGCCTTTACCAATTCTACCAATGCACCGTATCTTCTCAATCAAAGACTTTGAAGCACTACGGGGCTTTAGCGGAGAATGGGTAGTTTCTATGCTCCCTGCTTCTGAGAGATTCATAGTTCGTAAAAAGGGTAGTAGAATCACAGCATATGATAAGAACGGTGATGTTGCTTTATCACCTGAAGATAGAAAACAATTCAGGGCTTTGAATGATAAGAACTGGATGTTAGATGCGACTAAGAGTGATGATGAAATCCATATTGTAGACATAATTGAGTATGATGACTCTAATATTGCTGACATGACTGTTAGAGAGAGATTGAAAGTATTGAGGGGGCAATTCGATAGTCATGAACATGTCATAGTACCGGGCCCTCACAATTTACGTCTGACAGATACTGAAGGTTTGAATGAAGTGGTTGAGAGTTTGAAAGAGTCGGGAGAGAGAATGCTACTACGTGATGCTACATCTACATACATGCGTGGTGAGCGTAGACATCCTAAGTGGTTCTTATTAAGACCTGATAAACAAGTGACTCTTATCATTCTTGATGTTAGAGGTAAAGGTCCATTCACATATCGCTTAGGCGCTGGGCCTTTAGACGCAGAAGGGTTTGGTAATAGAGGAGTAGAATACGAAGGACAGTCTTATCTTGACGTAGGTACTGTAAAGAGTCCTAAGCCGTTTGAAGAAGGAGACTTTGTTAATGTCAAAGTATCAGGTGTAAAGTCTAGGAATAAGAATGGTAAAACACTCTACGATGTTGCTACTTCTAGGATAGTATCAGAAGCAGAAGATGCACCAGCCTCACTTGAAACGCTTTCGTTACTCACAAAATCACATCCAGTCCTACCAGTTCAGTTTTCACTAGATGTCAGTCACAATAAACTCACTCTATCATTCCCTGAAGTAGACGATGTGGTCTACAAGATGGAGCGAAACTCTCACGGTATGTGGGCTCATTCTCCTTATTCTACATTGGCTGAATTACAGAAGAATGAATATCCTATACTATTGGCTGAAAGTCTACGCCCTCTATGGAATCAAGCAGCGTCTTTGATGATTAAGGGTGTGAAGCCTGATGTAGAAAACAACGCTCGTAGTATGAGTGAGCCTAAACACCGTAAAGAATCTGAGAAAGAATCTGCTGGTATCATAGATGAAGATGATGAAATGAATATTCTAAAACCAAATCAAATGGTAAAGACATTGGCTCGTATTGCTGACTTAGTGGATAAATTAGCAAAGGAAAAGATGTCAGGTAGAACTAGTGCTCAAGGGTTTGGTATAGACGTTGGAGACGGTACTGAGTCACCTAGAGGACCAACTTCATTGAATAGTGAACAGTCATTACCCGATTGGGACATGTTGGAGCGTCCAACAGAGGACCCGGAGGAAGAATACCCAGCAGTTCGTAGCAAGCGACTAAAACGCAAAAATAGAGAGGAGTCTAACGTTTATGAAGCAGAATCGGAAAATGACTAATGCCGCTTTATTAATATACCAAGAGCAAACAAGGAGGGATTAGTGTGTTGCTCAGAACTCGACAAGACAGCATCTCCCTGCTCAAAGGGAGCAACGACCTTGTGGTCGCAGGATATGCTAGTGTCGAACTGGTTGACAAGCAGGGGGATTTGATAACTCGGTCAGCCTTGAAAGATGCTTTCAAGAAATACATGGCAGACCCGAAGTATAGAAATGTGCAACTAGCGCACTCTAACATTCAGGTAGGAGAAGTCATTCCACAATACACAGATAGTGAAGGGAGGTTATGGAAAAGCGAAGTTGACGATGCAGGAATGTTCGTCGTAGTTCAACTTAGGAATGACATCGAAAAGGCACGAGAAGTGGCAGCAGAAGTCAGAAAGGGGAACTTAGCGGGATTCAGCATCGGAGGACAAGCATTCAAGCGAGTTCGGAAACATGATAGTAGTCACGGCAATTATCAGGAAATCAGCAAACTAGAACTTCACGAAATCACTATCTGCGAAAAAGGAATAAACCCCGAAGCAACATTCAAAATCCTAAAAGAAGACAAAAATATGGAGATGAAAAAAATGAGTGACGATGTTATGGAGCAAATGAACAGCGTACTTGAGCGCCTAGAAGGAAGATTGGACTCTATGGAGAAAGGTGAAATGCCACCGGGACTCAAAGAGCACATGAAAGACAAGAAGGGTGACAAGAAGGAAGACAAGAAGGACGAAGATATGCCTGAGAAAGCATACAAGGCTGACGATGATGAGAAAGATGAGAAGGACGACAAGAAGAAGTCCGAGTATTCTGATGTTATCTCTGCTGAGTACCTAGACTGGATGGAGAACACTTTGAAATCCGCTGGTGTAGACACAGATGGTGCAAGACAGCACTTTGATGGTATCTCTAAAGCAAACCTTGGTTCCACACCTGAATCTATTGGAGACGGCGCAGACTACTTCGCAGGTCAAGTAAAAGGCCGTGCACAAGAAGGTGGTTCACCATCTACTAACGCTATCCAGCGTGCTGGACTAGGCAGCGGTGGCGGCGAAGTCAGCAAAGGTGACTTTATCACATCTGTAGACCCAGCATCACTAGAATACGCATACGAAGTCTTCAAGGCAGCAAAGCAAGAAGAAGAACTTCGCAAGGGCATGGAAGTCAACTTCGAGTCACGCTACGCTCAAGAGCGCAGTGCTGAAATCGAAAAGGCTGCTGCTCAATCATTCGATGCACGTGGCCCACTAGATGAAATCATGAAGTCACTGGCTGCTCTTAACGACAGAATTGACAACATTGGTTCACTAGAATCTACAACAATCGCAAAATCCGCTTCCCCTGCTATCGAGGTCCCATCAACGGCTGACCTAGGTAACATGTCTTGGGAAGAAGTTCACCAACTCGCTGGAGGATTATTCCGAGACGAGTGAAACTCAAACAATGAAGCAAAATAGGAGATGAAGAAATATGGCACGAAATTACGTAAGAACAGTCACTGACATGGAGAGGTACTACTACGGAGCAGGTAACTCAATGGGTTACTCCTACTCCGGTAGCGAGTTACTCAAAGCAGACAGCCCAATGTTGTCTACTACAGCAGGAACATACCAAGCAATCTACGGACGCAAAGTATGGTCCCAGTTGAACCAAGAGTTCAACGCATTCTCAATCCTTCCTAAGCGCCCATGGGACCGCAGCGGATGGAGAGTTATCACTGAGAAGCCTAACAGCGGTGTAGTACACGGTGGAATTGCAGAAAACGGTACACTACCTGAAACTGTTAAGCCTGTATTCCAGCACGTTGCTGCAAAGCCAAAGACCATCGCTCACTCATTCGATGTAAGCGAAGTCGCTGTCTTCCTTGCTGACAAGGATGACGGACTAGGTGACATGCGCTCAGTCCTCAAAGAGGAAATGGGTAAGCACCACGCTGAAATGGTTAACAAGATGCTTCTAACAGACTCTGATACTGTAGCAGGTAACAACTTTGAATCACTAGACAGAATCACTGGAAACGACGGTGGCTCATCCGGTGGTACAACTTCAATGGAAACTGGTTCAGCAGCAGCAGACCACTGTGGTGCAACTGACCTAGACATCTACAGCATTGACCGAAGTGCAAACTCTTGGTCTAACGCTGTTGTAAACTGTGGTTCCGACCAAGACTCTGCAAACCGCAGAACCATGTCACTAGACCAACTAGATGATGTGTTCCAGCGAATGTGGGAACTTGGTGGTAACCCTAAGGTTATCCTAACAGGATATGACACTCTAATGAGACTTCAGCAATTGCTACAGGCTCAGCAAAGGTTCATGGAAGAGAAGAGAGTTACACCTACCTACAACGGTGTTAAGGGTGTACCGGGTATCGAAGCAGGTTTCATCGTAGCAACCTACAACGGTGTTCCAATCATTCCTTCCAAAGACGTAGAAAAGGACGGTCTAAGCAGGATGTACTTCCTAGACACTGACTATCTATACTTCTCTACTGCTATACCAACTCAATACTTTGAGTCGGGAATCGAAACTGGCGACCCATTCGCAATCAACAGACTAGGTCAAGAAGGACTTTACCGAACAATGGGAGAGGTATGGACTACCTTCTTCCGAGCACAAGGGAGTATTCGTGACCTAAAGTGAGGTCTTTTGGAGATAACAAAATTAGGAGATGAAGAATATGGCAGCAGAATTGACAATTGACAGTACAAGCACAGCAACTGCAACTCTAGTAGGGGCATGGGAATTAAGAGCAGGGTCACACGACACCACAGAATACTTGTCTCGTGGTGGAACTTACCCCGGTAACATTAACGCATTCAATGCTCTACAATCAGATGCAGCGAATGGATATGACCCAGCACCAAAGATGGCTTTGATTACAGTAACTGGTGGCGCTGATGGTGAAACTATCATCCTAGATGGTGGTATTGACAGCATTCTAATGGTTCTAACAACTGACAGTGGAGCATCCGCAGTAGCCTGTGGAGCATCGGTTAGCAGTAAGACTATTACTCTACAATACCTTAGCGGTACATCAAACACTACTAACGTAATGGTACTATACAACTGAGGTGCTTAACGTGCCTACAGTAACATACATTGGTCGCTCTCACGTGAGAAGAGCAACTGATGCTAACATGGCTGATTGGGAGCAAAACAGGCCTGTTGAAGTAACTTCAGCATGGCTTGACCGCTTCCACCCTCGCCTCGATAGTGAGAACTTCAGAATTGAAGGTTGGACTAAAGAGGATGCTGAAGAGAGGACTGTTGACAAAGGTGGAGACGGTATTCCTGACGAGGGCTGGAGTCGCAAAGACATCAGCAAATGGTTAGCAGCATATGACATTAAACCAAGAGGTTACGCTACTAAGACTCAGTTACTTGAGTTAGTTGATACTGTAATGAGTCCTGATGGGGTAGCAGAAACAGAAGAACTTGTAGCAGAATCTCAAGAAGAAGAGACTCAAGAAGGAGATGAAGAATAATGGCAGTAAGCATAGACAATAGACCGACTTATTTCGGTGACAGAATGATAGTAACAGGAACTTTTGGAGCAGGTGATACAACTATTGCATTAGGTGACATACTGGCTGAAATTGATGCAGTGATTGTAAACTTTAGTGCAGCACAGATTTTGAAGCACC